TATGGATACTTGCAGACAACAAAATACTTTGATATCATAGAGAAGGAAATAAGAGAAGACTTCCAATTTAAAAATGAAATTTACAACCCATGTCGTGAGATGATGGACACTTTAGATAATCCCATCGCTCTGCATGTCAGACATGGCGATTACGGTTGTGATAACCATCCTATTTGCCCTAAAGAATATTATGATACTGCACTGTCAAAGTTTGATAACAATCGCACAGTGGTTGTTTTTTCTGATGATCCTAAATGGTGTAGCACTGAGTTCCCTGACGACAGGTTCCTTATCTCAGAAGGTGGTGACAATCTTGCAGACCTGTGCATGATGAGTATGTGTTCTGATTTCATTATTGCCAACTCTTCTTTCTCATGGTGGGGATCATGGTTGAGTGAAAATCCTGACAAGAAAATCATCGCACCAAATAAATGGTTTGGTCATGGATACACAGCAGCACATGACACATCAGATTTATACTGTGAAAATTGGGAGGTATTATGTTAGAAGGAAAAGTTGTAAAAAGATTTGATCTAAAAAAATGTACCTTTATCATTCCTCTTAGGATTGAGACAGAGGATCGTATGAGAAATATCATCACAACATTGATATATCTTACACGTTTATTTGATACTAATATAATTGTAAAAGAAGTTGATAAAGAATCAATTTACTTGAGAGAAGTTCAACCATTACTTGAGCAAGCATTAGAACCTGAGATGCTTAGTTGCATCAATCATATTTTTGAAAAAAATGATGAGTTTACATTTCATAGAACAAAAATATTAAATGATATGTTGTGGATGGTGGATACACCAGTCGTTGTAAATTATGATAGTGATATTATTCTACCTGTGGAAACTTATATCTATGCAACAAATATGATTTCTAAGGGATGGGTTCATCCTGATGCGGAGGGTGGAGAACCAGTAAAAATTGTATATCCATATGGGTTTGGTAATTACCAATGGCAATGTCATGTTGGTGATAATGAAGTCACAAACTTTATAAATTCTGGATTCAATTTTGAATATTTTAATGGTCACATGAGACAATGGGATGCTAAGTATGGGTTCTGTCAGTTTGTTGATACAGAAGAGTATAAAAAATTGGGTGGTGAGAACGAAAACTTTATAGCATATGGATATGAAGATGATGAGAGGTATTTTAGATTCAATTTACTATCAAGTGTTGCCAGAATAAATGATTATGTTTATCATCTTGAGCATGGTCGCACTAAAAATTCATGGTTCAACAACCCACATTGTGAAGACAATAAAAAATTATGGGAGAATCTAAAGGTAAAGGGTAAAGAATCTCTACTAAAATATTATAAAAATGTCGATTATATAATGGAGAGAAATGGATAAGAATAAAGCAGTTTTCAAATTAGCAAATTTTCCCCCTGTCTTGTGGATAAATCTTGATAGATTTCCTGAAAGAAAAAAATATATGGAGGAACAATTTGATTACTGGGAGATAAAAAATCATCATAGAATTTCTGGTATTGATGGTGCTGAATATGAATCATTCCTCAAAGGCACAGTGCCCCCAAGTATGAATGACGGAGAGATAGCATGTGTTATGTCTCATCTCTCTGCACTTAAATATTTTGTGGAGGAAACAGATCATGATGAGATTTTTATCATGGAAGATGATGTAGATCTGTCATTAGCAAGACATTGGAATTTTACATGGAAAGATGTGAGACGTAGACTGCCCATTGCATTTGATTGCCTACAACTTACTATCATAAATCCTAATGGTATTACACTAAAACTACACCACAGATTTATTAATGACTTTTCTGCTGCTTGCTATCTTATTACTCGTCATCATGCAACTAAACTTCTCAAACTTCATAGCAGAGGATCGCAGTGGAAAATCGACCAAAACATCAGACCAAGAGCAGTCTCCGAAGACTTGATTCTTGACAGTGGTAAATCATACGCTACACCTTTATTCAATTACAGATTAGACATGGGATCCGCAATACATGAAGAACACATAGAAATTTTTCATAAAAATAGTAATCATGCACTCACTGATTTTTGGAGGGAGAATGGTTCTGATGTCAAGATACAAGAAGTGATGCAATTAGATGAATACTGTGGTAGAATACCACCACAGGTATACATTAATCAAGGTAAAGAGGAGGCAAAAAATGTCTGAAGTAATTCTTGACGACAAATTGAAACAACCAGAGTTCAAAGGCATGGTTGACCATGGTGCTATTGGTGTATTTGACAATTTTGTCAAATGGGAATTTTGTGATTCAGTTATTGATTCCTTTGAGTTTTGGCAAAATAAAAAACATATAGAGAAAGATAATCTTGATGTCGGAGTTTCATCTTTTAGCGGTAAGAAAGTAAAATTGAATCCATTTGGTGAGGGAGGTAAACAATTTACTCAAGGTAGTCTTGGTAGAAAAGATGATCAATTATATTTGGAGATTGCTGACCCTGCTATGGCGATGGAAATCAATCAAGTAGTTGGTGGATGTTTTGAAATCTACGCTAAAAAATACAAAGGAATTTTAGATTGTTGTGATCCTGTTTCATCGTGGACATGTAAAATTCAAAGAACTAATTCTGGCGGTGGGTATCATATATGGCATTCAGAGAATGGAAGTTTTTTGTATAGAGATAGAGTCTTGACATGGATGATTTATTTAAATGATGTTCCATTTGAAAATGGTGGTGCTACTGATTTCTTTCATCAAGAAATATCATTTCAACCAAAGAAAGGCACTGTAGTATTATGGCCTGCTGCATATACACACGTGCATAGAGGTGCTTTCCTAACTGGTAATGTAAGTAAGTACATAGCTACTGGTTGGTTTTCTCGTGAACCAGGTGATGTTACTAATAGAATTTTAGGAGAAAAATCTGGAGCGATACTCCCTAAAGAAATGTTGAATGGATGATAATATACACCTCTGTCACAGATCTATATGATAATTTAGCGTCTCCATACGAACATCCTGATGTAGAATATGTTTGTTTCTATGATGGAGAGAAACCAGATGCAGAGGGTTGGAATTATATAAAATTAGAATCTGATATCTCATGTCCTGTAAGAAGGTCTTATCTTCCTAAACATTGTCCTCATTTATTTTTTGATAAAAATTCTGAGACAGTGTGGATAGATGGTTGTTATCCTGTCACTAAACGAATAGTAGAATATTCTTTAGGAATTTTTGACACCGAAGAAGATTTTGTTTTACAAAAACATCCAGAAGGAAGATCACTGATACATGAATTCTCAAAGTTATATTCACATGGGTTTTCATCTTATGATGAATGTATTAGTATGGCAGAAAAAATAAAGAGTCAGGGATATAAATTATCAGATTATAATCAATCAATAAATTGTGTCATATGGAGAAGATTGACACCAAGTGTTATAGATTGGTGTGCCAAATGGAGAGATTGGTATATGGATGGGGTGAATAGAGATCAAGTATCAAGTTCTATTGCAGAATTTCTTACCATAAGTGCAGAGAGAGTTGATCATATAGTCAATTTAGGTGACAAGAGAAGGAGAAATTATCCGTATGAATCAGTGTATAATTTACATCCATTGCCATCTGTTAAACAAAGAATAGAATTTGTTCATAATTTATGTAATGTGTTTGATGGTTGGGAGAACAGTCTTATAGTAAGACAAACTTATGCAAATATTAAATACTTACCGTTCGATATGAATGATTGTGTTGATAAAAAAGATATAGTAATCTATACTTGCATCACCAATGATTACGATGAATTTCCAGAAAATAATTACTACGATCCAGACATAAGATATGTTTGTTTCCATGATGGTAGTGTGGACACCACTGTAGGACCTTGGGAGTATATAAAATTAGATGTAGAGATTGATTGTCCTCGTAGATTATCTTTTTATCCTAAAGCAAATCCACATTTATTTTTTCCTGAGGGCACACATACGATCTGGATTGATGGGTGCTATGTACATACAAAACAATTTGTAGAAAGAAGTATAAGGTGTTTTCCTTTTACTATGCTGAGACATGCATCTAAGTTTTCATATTTTGATGAAATATTGGAGGGTTTTACTTGTGCCTTTTTCACATATGATGACGCTATATTATTGACTAAAAAATTGAAAGAGATTGATTACAATTTTAGAACGTATGGTAGTCCATTAGGAACAATAGTTTGGAGAACAATGAGTCCTGAGATGAATAAATTTAATGAACTATGGTATGAGTGGTCACAAGTAGGATGTAATCGAGATCAAATTTCTTACGATGTTGCAATTAAATTGAGTGGTCTTGTTCCATCTGTTTATGAGAAAAGAAATGATTCGGGTGTTCCACTTGGATACTTCAATAAAATTGGTAGGAAGGGTATGCACCCTCAGAATGGTGACATGGAACAATATAAAAAAAGTAGAGAACTTCTTTTAGATTTGAAAAAAATAACAGGTTTGAATCCAAAACTATATACTTCATACCCTGATCATGGTTTCTACATGAAGGTGTATAATATTATTGATGTATACTGATGACAATTTATTACACGATCAACACAAACAATTATATTGAAAATTTGCAAGCACCTGATTGGGTTCAAGTTATAACAAACGTAGAGGATTTGGGTGATCCAATAAGGAGTAGTAGAAAAGATAAAATATTGTGCCCTTTTGAAGAACCTAGTGTGTATATTGATGCATCAAAAGTGCACTTGCTCAACGATGATTTCAAAAAGATAAGCGAAGATATTATTGCTAGTGGTAAATTCACATACATGGAACACCCTCACAAACACTCATACTTGGAGGAATGTGCAGAGTATGTAAAAAGAGGTTGGGTAGATCCAGATGATGTGTTGAAATTTACCATAGAACTTGCTGATACAAAATTTGATTTTGAGGAATACTTTTCGCCATTATGTACTATAATATGGAGACCTTACAACGATACAAAATTTAATGAATTGTGGTGGGAATGGTATAACAAGGGTGGTGTAAGAGATCAATTATCATTTGCTGTTGCGTATCAATTATGTGCACAAAAAAATGACACAGTTTACTCAAGAGATATTATTAATAAATTTTCTGACGCAAGCCCTAATGGTGAGTGGTGGGATAATAGATGTGGTGATTACAAATATTATGATCAGGATGTAGACATCATTGAGTTTGTAGATTTACTCACAGAAGTTACTGGTTTGTATGATTGGAAAAAATATTTTAGATCAGGCACAGATCGTAATTCAGGTAGATCATTTTATGGTGATGCAGGTTCATATTCTTATGCTATTGAATGGGATGATCCAGAAAAAGATCAGATAATTGTATATACCAGTATAACAAATTGGTATGATACCATACCTGATGATATGTATTACGATCCAAATGTAAAATATATTTGTTTTACTGATGGAAAAGTTGAGAAGAAAGGACCTTGGGAGTTCAGAGATATTCCAGATTTTGTATACGATGAAATAGATGGAGATCCTAGAAGGTTATCCTCTTATGCAAAAATATGTCCTCACAAATTATTTCCAAATGGTACTAAGACAGTATGGTTAGATGGATGTTACGTTCATACTAAAGAGTGGATTGATATTTCTAAACAGATATTAAAAGAGGTGCCATTGACTCATATGTTGCATCC